GAGGATAGGCGCACTGGACAGGAGAATCATCATCCAGGGCAAAACATCGGTCCCTGATGATCATGGCGAGATGATCGAGACATGGCACGATCTAGCCACCGTCTGGGCGAGGCGCTTGCCCCTGCGCGAGTCTGAGAGCTTCGCGGCACGGCAGACCGGAGCATCTGTTGAATGCAAGTACCGCATCCGGTTTCGGCGCAACATCTCCCCGCTCAACAGGCTCATAGACACATCTGACGGAAACAGGGTGTACGACATCCACGGCGTGTCTCCAATCGGGCGGAACGAGGGGCTTGACCTTCTGGCTTCCGCGAGAGGTGAATGATGGCAGGACAGGCATTCTCCTTCAAACTCGTTGGCATGGAACAGCTCATGAAGAATCTTGAGCAGTTGCCGACCATCGCCATGAAGAAGACGGTTGTCAGGAATGCCTGCAAGAAGGCGCTCATTCCGGTGCGTGACCTTGCGAGACAGAACGCTCCCTATGATCCGAGGGTGACCAAGGGCTTTTCCAAGAGCAGGCATCTCCGGGACACCATCGAGGTATCGACGAGCCTCAAGGCATCGCAGAAAAGAAAGTTCGCGCCAGACAGGACAAAAGTCACGGTCTATGTAGGCTCCACGGCCCCCCATGCTCACCTGATCGAGTTCGGGACCAAGGAGCGCATACCTAAAGAGCCGTTCACCGCAGAGATCAGGCCGGGGCAGGTAATCACGGTAAAATCGATGGGCAGGGCTCCGGCTATCCCATTTCTCAGAAACGCGTGGGACGCGGCAAAGGACCGCATTCTACCCATCTTCGCCAAAGAGATGAAAGTAGAGCTGGAGAAAGCGGCGGCACGGCTGGCAAAGAGGGCGGAGGCGGGCAAGCTCACAAAGGCGCAGATCAGGGGATTGAGATGAAGGCACTGGTGGCGGCACTCAAAGCGGACAGCGGGGTATCCGCAATCACGACGAGGATATACCCGAATTACATCCCGCAGAACCCGACCTATCCGCTCATTGTGTACCAGCAGGTGAGCGGTCCCCGCGATCACGCCCTGGGCGGTCCCACCGGGAAGGCTCACCCCAGGTTCCAGATCGAGGCATGGGCCGAGACATACGATGCGGCCAAAAGGCTTGCGGCGGCGATCAGGACCGCCCTGGACGGCAAGAAATATACGCATGGCGGAGTGACGATATCGGCGCTGCTTCAAAACGAATTTGATGGATACGAGGAAGCGGAGGCGTGTCATCGCATCGTCTCCGATTTCAGCATATGGCACAACGAATAAAGCCAGGAGGACAAAGCAATGTCTATTGAAAGTCAGGGAACAAAGCTGGAAATAAGCGGGACCAGCGGGAGCGCGGTAACGGGGTGCACCCCTGCTGCCGGATATCCGACTATTTTCACGAAGGCATCCCACGGGCTCAGTGACGGTGATGTGGTCACTATTTCGGGGGTGACCGGGGATAATGCCGCCAGTCTCAACAAAGTGTGGGTAGTAAAATACACTACCACCAACACCTTCGCCGTGGATTGTGACTCTACCGGGTTCACCGGCATGGGTACCGCGGCAGTAGCCACCCCGCTTGCATGGCTGGAGATCGGAGAGGTCACCGATTGGGATGGCCCCGGTGGGTCCGCGACAATGTACGAGACCACCCATCTCCGGAGCGAGGCGAAAGAGAAGAAAATCGGCCTGATGGACGAAGGGCAGCTTTCCCTGACGATCAATTGGGAACCTTCCGACCTCGGCCAGCAGGAGGCAAGGCAGGCCAGGGCAGACCGGACAGAGAAATCTTTCAGGCTTACCTACAGCGACGGTTCGATAGCCACCTTCCGGGGCTACGTGATTGGCATGAGCTCTTCCGGCGGCGTGGATAACAAGGTGAGCGGTTCCATCACTATCGAGATCAGCGGGCCCGTGGAGTACGCATGAACCCCATAACCGGCGAGAAGATCATCACGATTAACGGCGAGAGGCTGACCCTGCGCTACACCTGGAAGGCCATAGCCGAGATTGAAGCGAGGTACGGCGATGTGCCGGACCTCTTCAAGCCGGAGACCGTGGCTGATGTTGCGGCGGCGGGGCTCAGGGAGAAACACCCCGAGTATACGGCGGAGCGGATAATGGAACTGTCCCCGCCCCTGGTGCCGCTGGCAAGGGATGTTCAGCTTGCGCTCCAGTGGGCTTACTTCGGAGCGGAGGCGATTCCGGAAAAACAGGAAGTAAAAAAAAACCGGAGCACGGGTGGGTGGTGGAGGCGTTTGTGCAGGCGGTAGGAGTCGGCATCAGCCCGGTGGATTTCTGGCGGCTCACGCCATACCTGACGCGCAAGTCCGCCCCCGCACTGCATGACAGTCGCACCACGGCGGCATGGCTCACGGCGAACCTGTCACGGGCCAAGAGGCTGCCCAAGCTGGCGGAACTGACCACGAAAAAGCAGGTACACCGCAGCCAAAGCGAGATGGAGGAGAGCCTGAAATCTCACCTGGCGGGAATGGCAAGGAGAAAGAAGTAGATGGCTGCACCAATTGGAGCCCTCAGAGCAGAGATGAGCGCCGGCCATGCTCAGTTTGAGCGTGACATGGGCAAGGCTCGCGCAGCCGTGCAGAAGAATGGGCGACAGATGGAAACCGCCATGAATAAGGTCGGCGCTTCTTTCACTTCGACAATCAAGACCATTGGTTCCATCGGCGCGGCATATATGGCTGTCAATAAGGCCTGGGACTACGCGGAGCAGGCAGCCAAGTACGAGCAGAGCAGGCAGGCGTTCAACAGCATGGCCGAGGGTATGGGTGCTGATGCTGAAAAGGTCTTCGAGCGGGTCCGTAAGCTGTCCGGTGGTCTGATAGATGATAATGCCCTTATCGAGTCGATGAACAAGGCAATATCCTTGGGCATTCCCATTGAAAAACTCGGTGACCTGATGTTGATTGCCCGCGCCAAGGCCCGGGACATGGGCATCACGACCACGCAGGCATTCAACGACATCGCTACGGGTATCGGACGCGGGTCTCCGCTCATTCTGGATAACCTCGGCCTTGTGATGAAGGTTGGGACCGCGAATGAGCAGATGGCTGCCAGCCTCGGCAAAACCGTTCAGGAGCTCACCGACAAAGAAAAGAAAATGGCGATCCTGAATGCCACCCTTGAGGCCGGGAAAGAAGCTCTGTCCCGCCATAACCTGGAAGTGCTTACGGACAAGGAGCGCATGGACAGCCTGGGGGCATCTGCGGCAAACCTGGGCATAGAGCTCGGCAAGCTGTTAAAGGGTCCGGTGTCCGATGTTTCTAGCGGCCTGGCATCGATTGTCAGGAGCATCAACGAACTCATCGAGACAACCCGCAAATGGAAGGAAGAGCAGAGCGATCCATCGACCATCCTTCAGAACGAGATTGATCTTTTAGGTAAGAAAATAGCCATTCACTCCAAGTTGGCGAAGATAATCCCCGGCAGGCAGGAAAAAGTTGAGGAGATGGCGCTCCAGAGAGAGCAACTTGTATTGGAGCTTGAAAACCTTTCCGTTCTCAAAGAGAGAGCCGCAGCCGCAGCCGCAGCCGCCGCAGCGGAGAAGAGAAGGGCAAAGGAAAAGAGCGAAGCCGATGCCGCAGCCGCAGAAGCGGCGGAACGAGAGAGAGAGGCCAAGGCGAAGTATGCGGCAGAGCAAAGGAGGCTCGGCGAAGAAGCTATATTACGCGCCCGCCGAGAGGTGGAGTTGTACGGCGAGGTATCAGAGGCCGACAAGGTGCGGTGGGAGATCGAGAAAGGCCGCTACGCGGACCTTCTGCCCGAGCATCAGCAACTCCTTTTACAGTATGCAGAAGAATTGGACCGTCTGAATGCACTGGCCGAAGCGAACAAGGAGGCGATGGAGAAAATAGGGGACTCCACGGAGGAGGCCGCGGCAAGGTTTGAAGAGTTGAAGATGGTCATCGACGGATGGGGCAAGGATTCGGCGGCATCAATCGCAGACTTTGCCATGCAGGGCAAGACCTCCTTCAGAGACATGGTAGACTCCATGATCCGTGACCTCCTGCGGATGATGATCTATCAGAACATCACCGGACCACTGTTCGGCGGCATCAGCGGTGCTATCGGGAACTTGTTCGGCGGCGGCACCACGGGGCCACATATCGGTGCCGGCGGGACAACGGCATTCGGCATGCATCGCGGCGGCATCGCCGGTAAGGATTCGTCCTTTACCCGAACGCTCCCGAGCGGGATGTTTGCCAGCGCCCCGCGCCTCCATTCCGGCCTCATGCCTGACGAGTTCCCAGCCATTCTTCAGAAAGGTGAGGCGGTGATACCCAAGGATGCCGTTGGCGGCGGGGGTGATACCAACGTATTCATCTATGCGGTTGATTCAAAGAGTTTCGAGGATATGTGTAAGCGGAACCCGGGCGCGATCAATTCCCAGGTTCTCCAATCGTTGAGGGACAATAAGACCCGCTCTGAAATCAGGAGCCTGCTGAGGTAAACATGGCGCTCTATCCGGAAACCCCTATTCCTCAGTATCCATACGACATCACCGAGGTCTGGAAGACCACCGTCACCACGTTCGATTCCGGGCGAGAGCAGCGCAGGCAAAAACAGGTGTTCCCAAAATATGATATAGCCTTCTCCTACAACACCCTGACGCTGACCGAGTTCAATTTATTGTGGAATTTTTACCACGCGCGGCGCGGCTCATACGAGGCTTTCTATGTCTATCTACCCGACCAGGAACCGGCGCTGTGGGAAGGTCTAGGGGTAGGGACCGGTGACGGCAAAACACGGATATTCGATCTCCCGGGGAAATCCACATCCTCACAGAAAATCTACATCAATGGTGTGAAGCAGGTGGTTACGGTCCAGTATTCCATTTTGATCGGTGGCGGGCAAGAGAACTCTGATCGTGTTCAGTTTGTGACCGCGCCGGCAGAGAATGAAATCATCACCTGCGATTTCGCCGGGTACATGCGGAACCGTTGCAGGTTCGCCAATGACAAAATGACCAGGACACAGTTTGCCCATGCGCTTTACAGCACGGGCCTGGAGCTGAAAGGGCTGGCGATGATATGAGAAACTTCATTCCCGGGATAGCATCCACCATCGCAGCCGAGGAAATGACCTATTTCTTCCTCCTGGAGCTCCAACTCGGCGCTGCTACGGTGAGGTACAACGATTCGGATATCCAGATCATCCACGAGGGCG